ATAAAGAATTTTTATCAGAAACTCAAGACTTGATTAAAAATTACAGTCCATTAAAAAAAGTCGACTTTGACCTAAATCCAAATCCAAGTCTAAATCCAACTATATGCAAAAACACCACATTTTACAATAATTGTGAGCAAATTATATATGATAATGGATTTACAAGTAATTATCAATATATTGATATGCCAATATTACATAAATTTAATAATAACAGTATTGTGTTGCAAGCACTAAGCATTTATAATCTCTCAACTCCTGTTATAAGTTTAGCAATTCCTATCCTGTTTATGCTATTACCGTTTTTTATAATCAAATTACAAGGGCATAAAATTACACTAAAGTTATATTTTGATCACTTAAGGACCGTATTTTCTAATCATATTATTGGTAAGCTATTTAGTTCGCTAAGTGAAACTAATTTGACAAATAAAATATATATATTTTTTAGTTTTGGATTTTATGTTTTTCAATTGTATTTGAACATAAATGGGTGTATTAAATATTTCCGTAATATTAAATATATGCACAATATTTTGCAAGATGTAAAATTATATATTACGGATACTTTGAAGAGCTACGAACATTTTTTGAGTTTTACAAAAGATTTATTCCATTATAAATTATTTAATGAGCGCATTACAAAAAACATCGCAATTTTTAAATCTTACTTATGTGAATTAAGAAAATTAACTCCTTATTCTTTAAAAATAAACAAATTGTTTGAACTTGGTCAATTAATGAAATGCTTTTATTTCTTAAATAGAAATGACAGTTTTATTAGAAGCTTATATTTCTCTTTTGGATTTAATGGTTATGTTAAGAATATTGAGTCACTACAAAAATATATTAGTAATAAAGTTATGAACTATTGCACTTATAATAATAATAAGCCTACTAAGTTTAACAATGCTTATTTTGCTAATTTAAATAGTATTGAAACTGATGAAAAACCTAAGCTTAAGATTGTGAAGAATTCGTATAAGTTAGACAAAAATATAATCATTACAGGACCAAACGCCTCTGGAAAAACGACACTATTAAAATCTACATTATTTAATATATTATTATGTCAACAAATAGGATGTGGGTTTTTTGACGGCGCTTCAATTAAAGTATATGATTATATTCATTGTTATATTAACATTCCAGACACAGGAGGACGTGACAGTTTATATCAAGCTGAAGCGCGACAATGTAAAAATATACTACAACTTATTGAGAATAATAAAGACAAAAATCATTTTTGCGTATTTGACGAGCTTTATAGTGGAACTAATCCAGATGAGGCAATAACTACTGCTTATGGCTACTTAAATCATTTAAATAAATTGAAAAATATAGATTATATGTTAACTACGCACTATAATAAATTATGCAAAAAATTAACTAAACAAAACAACAATTTTTATATGAATGTTAAGACGAATTCAAGCGGAGATGACTTTGAGTATACCTATAAAATCAAAAAAGGTATTTCTAAAGTTAAAGGGGCATTAAAAGTTCTAAAAGATTTAGAATATCCAGATACTATTATAACAAATATGAAATAAATTAATAACAAATAATAACAAATAAAAACAAATAAAAACAAATAAAAACAAATAAATAATAATTATTCGTTAAACAATACTTAAAATAATATAGTTAAACATTAATAATAATGTCAATCTTATTTAAATTCGTAGGTTCTAGTTTTTTATTAACGTTTGGTATTATATTATTAGTATGCGGTTCAATGATGTTATATAGCTACCGTAGAATTAGTCTATTAGAGCAAAGTGTAATTGAGCACGGAAAAATATTACAAAGTTTTATTTTAAATTACAATATTCAAATGCAAAGTATTAATTCGTTAATTAGTAAAAATAAATTTGAAAATGAAGAGACTAAGCAAATAAAAAAAATTAATTTAGGCGATAAAATATATGTGTCTGAAGATGAGTATTCTGAAAATGAATATATAGTAAATAATGTTAAAAATACAAATTCGTTTGTAAGCAAAGCAAATGTCGATGATAAAGAAGATGATGATGATAACGAAGATGATGATAACGATGATGATGACGAAGCAAATGATGATGATGATGATGACGAAGATGATGTAAGCGAAGCAAATGATGAAGATGATGAAGACGAAACAAATGAAGAAGATGATGATGATGATGTAAGCGAAGCAAATAACGAAGCAAACGATGAAGCCGATGATGATGAAATTACTAAAGAAGAAGATGTTAAAGAAGCTTCTTTAGAAAAACTATTAACATTAAGTAAAAAAGAGTTTGAAAAAAATCTAAAAGATTTAGGAGATTTTGAAGAGATTGATTTAAATAAACCCTATTTTTCAAATAACGATGACGAAACATTTATTAAAAATTTGCCAGTAAATTTAGATACATTTAATATAGATTTAAACACTAATTCGAAAATTATTAATTTAAATACTATAGAAATTCCTGTTCAAGAAACTGATGTTACTAGTGGTCTAGTTGATAGTGGAGTTACTAAGAAAAATTATTCAAAAATGAAAGTAGATGATTTAAAAACAATAGCTGTTACAAGAAATTTAATAGACAATGAAACAGCACAGAAAATGAAAAAAGCAGATTTAATAAAAATTATACAAAACGCATAATTATACAAGCAAATAGTTTATTATTTATTAAAGCAATAAACAATAAACACACTAATTAAATTGTTTAATTTTAAAATTATTATATTTTAAAATATAATAATTTTAAAATATAATAATTTAAATTATATATAATATGTCTTATGGTTCGTGTTCTAAGGGTACAAATAATATAAATACGAATTTTCCGCCTTTAATGGACGATACAAGATTATTTAGCAATTATTATTCGTCAGTGTTAAACGATGAAATGCTTAAACGAAATAATAATATTAAAACAAATAGTGACTATAGGCATTATTTGCAAGTTAATGCACAATCTATTATAAGTAATAATCAATTAAATGCGTGCAATGAATGCAGTGTATGTCCGTATTATAGTAAAGCAAATTTAGAAATAAATAAAGCGACTCCATATATATTTGAACATACATTATCAAATATTAGACCATATGGTTATGAAACAAGTGATTTAAAAGAATTATATTTATCTAGACAAAAGCTAGACTCTCAAAAGCATGTTACAAAATATGTTGTAAAACCTAATTAATTTATTATATAATTTATTATATAATTTATTTAATAATTTATCTAATAATTAATTTAATTATTTAGTTATTTAGTCATTTATTAATGATTTATTTTATAATTATAAAATATTTTATTATATTATTATTATAAAATGAACTTTTTCGATAGGTTGATGTCTCCGCTAAGCAAAGATTATTGTATGTTGTTTTATTATTTAGGATTATTAAGTTTATTTTTGGCCTTATTTGCTGTCGGTGGTCTTATAATGGGATTATTTAGAAAACGCTCAGGCTATACAATGGGAGCATATGCTGTGTCTTTCTTAAGTAACATATTAATGTATTACACATTAAGAATTTATTATTCAATATGTATTGTAACATTGCGCTAATAACTTTATAAGCTAAGCAGTTTTAAACGTTAATTTAATAAAAATAAAAATAAAAATAAAATTATTAAATTATTAAATTATTAAATTATTAAACTATTAAATTTTTATTATATTATTATTATAAAATGAATTTTTTTAATAGTTTGATGGCGCCATTAGGCAAAAATTATTGTATACTATTTTATGTTTTTGGAATATTTGGAGCACTGTTAGTTTTATTGAGTTTTGGCGGTTTAATGCTTGGACTATTTAGAAAAAACTCCAGTTATGTAATGGGCGCATATTTTGTGTCTTTCATATATGCGCTAATAATCTATTATTTAAATAGAATACACTATAATATATGTAAAGCAGCATTACGCTAAATAGTATATAAGAAAACTATTTAAAGAAATGGCAACAAATTATATGACTGGCGCTATTTTTAACTTAAACACAATTTATTTATATTAATATAAAAAACTCTATTAATATAATAATACTATGAAAATTTTAAGTATTGATATTGGTATTAAAAATTTGGCATATGCTATTTTAGAGGTTACTAATGCTAATGCTAATGCTATTGTAAATGGCTCACAAGACTTTACAATTATTAAATGGGACGTTATAAACCTATGTAATAAGTTTATTCCGTGCTCAACTAATACATGCTGTAAACAGGCTTGTTTTCATAAAAATGATACTTTTTATTGTAAAAATCACACCAAAAAAACTGAATATAGTTTACCGGTATGTAATATAAAAACTTTACATAAACATTCACTAGCAAATCTCTCAACATTGGTTGAAAAATATGATCTAAAACTAGAAAAACCTATAAATAAATCTAGCTTAATAAAAACAATAGAAGAATATGCAAACACCACTTGCTTTGAGGCTATTGAAACAATAAATGCTAATAATGTAAATCTCATTGATTTGGGTATAAGTCTTAAAAATGAACTCAATGAACTGTTTAATAATTACGACCTTACTAGTATAGACCAAATTATAATCGAAAATCAAATTAGTCCTATTGCTAATAGAATGAAGTCGCTACAAGGTATGGTCTCTCAATATTTTATTGATTGTAACAACCATAATATAGTATTTATTTCTGCAACAAATAAATTAAAGGCTTTTTTAAATAAAGATAAAGACCTAGATAAAG